TCTTCCGAATGGAAGAGGCTGGAGGCCTGCCTGGCCATCCCAGGGTAACCCCCCTCCGCCGGTTCTCAAATTAATAAGAAGACAAAGGGACGTCGTCCTAGGATTCTAGCAGGACTCATTGACCTGTCAAGGATCGCCGGTGGCGGATCTGTCCTTCCCCTGGACGCGACAGAACGACTTGTCGTTCTATCGCGCCTGGGTGGAGTACGAGATCCAGGTCTGCAGTCTGTGCGGGTTGCATCATCTAGGCATCCGGGAGAAGCGGTGTTAGTAGAGAAGACACTTGTGTCTATTCTGGTAACGTTAACTCTCTCGGGTAGTCTGGATGATGGGGTCTGCCAGAAGGCACGGAGAGCTCGAGTCGTGTCTGTGCTCCATTGGACCATGTCCGTTTGGAGTACAAGAGGATACCGCTCACTCCTCTCGGAGTTGAAGGAACTGTCCCACTATTGCAGGACGGTTGCACTTAACTCCGACCGGCACCCCCGGAATGGTCACCACAGACTCAAACCTTGGTTTGGTCTTGGTCCCGATTCCAGGGGTCCAGGGGAGCGGGTTAGATTCTCTCAGGTTGCCCGTTTAGCGCGCTCCCTTCCAATCTGTCCTTCGGACTGGTTGGAGGGGGTCGCTAACGAGTACCTGGACACGGTCTGCCCCCCAGAAGGACCGGTTACGAACCGACGCACGCTTAGACAACTAGGTTGTCTGGCGCGCGCCTGGGCTGAAAGGAACAAACCTACCGCCCCTAATCCGGCGGGAAAGACAAGCACTGGTGCGTGTTTCTCCCATCGGGTCAGGGAAGGTGGTTCGAACTTTGCCTGGGCTGAGGTGGTGACACCTCATGTTCAAGTAACCGAAGAGATCGGTGAACAGGTCTTAGACCAACTTTGTGGAACCAAACCTGGAGCCCTGCTACCCCGAAAGGGTGAAACAGTCCTCCAGGGGCTCCTCTGCGATGCAGCTAAGTTGGCCCTGGCCGTTCAGCGTGTCTCAGTCGCTGAAGTTCCGTACCGAGTCCGTTCAACAATCATCCAAGAGAAGGGCGGTAAAACCCGTCCTGTCTCTTGCCATGAGGTTGATGAACTCGTTTCGGCACACTTCTTACGCGACGTCTTCTGGGGAGCTCTCCAGAGATGGGGTCCTACAAAGGATTCCATCGCTGGAGATAAGCTCTCCGCGGTTCGAAGGGTTGTCAAGGGACCACGTAGAGGGAGGCGAGTTTACTCGTCAGACCTCTCCGCGGCCACGGATAACCTACATCAGGATGCGGCCATTGTTGTCGCCGATGAAGTCCTGAAGCGTTGGGGGTTCGCTCCCGGCCTTCGGTCGACACTTCGGCACATCCTTGGTCCCCATCTGGTTGATGGCGCTCAGCGCCCGCAGACCAGAGGGATCCTGATGGGCTGTCCGTTATCCTGGACCATCTTAAACCTCA